GTTTATATCATGGTTCTTGAAAAAACAAATGAAGATTAAATCAGCGGAAAAAATCAAGTCTCAAATTATGGATCTATTCGTAGTACCAATAGGTCTCTACGAATATCCACACCATAAAGAATGGAAAAAGGTAGTATACGAAATTATCCAAAAATATAGTGACACTAAGTATGAGATGCCAGAAGATCAAGGTGGCATCCAACACTTCTTTAATTCATATGATCAAGACATTTTTAGAAATGTAAAAGAACCAGAATTTCAAGAAGCTATTAGAGACTTTGAGTTGTTTACCAAAACATGTTTAAACTCTTTCTTTGTTGACACCTTTGGTAAAGCAGAATATAATGAGATGTTAATTACAAATAGTTGGATTAACGTTACACGAAAAGGAAATTGGTTAGACCAACACTTCCATGGTAATTGTATTCTTGCTTGTAATTATTTTGTAAATTTTAAAGAGGAACATACTCCCTTACAATTTTGCAATCCATTCAGACCCAATGGTACACATCCAGCATTTTCTATTAACACAGAAAATCATACACCATACACAGTTCCAACTATTGCAACTAATGCACAAGAAGGAACTTTACTTATTTGGCAATCTGGTTTATACCATGGGTTCAATCAGGTAAAGAATGACTATAGCGAAGAAAGAATTACGCTAGCTATGAATGCTTGTCCCGACATTGTTACTACAGGACCATACAGAATTAAGATAGGAGTTTGTGATGAAAGTAATTGATCCTCAATTATTTGAGGTAAACCACCCTCAACACTGGGAGGTTGAAGAAAAACATATTGGCAATTTTAAGAACAAACTTGTCATTATTAAGAATTGGTTTGTAAACCCAGAACAACTTAAGTTGTTTGCTAAGTCTGTAGACTATGTTGACACCACAAAAGGACAAGTTACCAATCTACCTGGATATCTTCACCAGATTGGAAACTATAGAAATCAATTGTATTCTCCTGTGAGATTTGCCTGTAAGCATTACTTCACTGCTAGTGATGATCTACTGAGACATCCAGAGCAAAGCAATTTTACTTTGCAGATGTATGATCCTCAGGATAAAGTAAGGTTTATGAGTTTGTATCCACACTCAGACTACGTTAGATATGCTTCTGTATTGTCATTCAATGAAGATGATGACTATGATCACGAGATACCAAATGGAACTGCATTCTGGCGCATTAAAGAAACTGGGGAAGAGTATGTAACTGCCGAAAGGAATTACAGAACAGAAAGAATTGCAAACAAAGTGCAAGCAATGACTTCCTTCGATCCTGCTAACGTAAAATTAAAAGAGTGGGAAAGATATCACATTGAACCACATGAATTCAACAGCATTATATTCTATGAAGGTGCATTGTGGCATAGTCCTTATTTTTCTAAGGAGGGTTGGCACACCAATAGATTGACATTCAACGCTTTCTTGAGATAATAAATATAATCACATATCATTTGCACTGATAACTATGGATCCCGCAACACTAAAAAAGAACTTCGAAGATCAGATTGCTGAAACTGATAAACAAATCAGCGAACTGGAAACAAACCTAACTAAAGCAAAAGAATACAGAATTAAACTCCAAGGTGGTCTCGAAACTCTCGGACTTCTAGAAGGCGAAGGTGCAGCACCAGAAGCAGAACCAGTAACCTCAGAAGAATAAATACTAAATCCCTTCTTCCTAAATAGGTAAGAAGGGATTTTTTGTGTGTAATGGCATCTCCAAATTCAAGAGCTGAACTCATCACATATTGTAAGAGACAGCTTGGTGAGCCTGTCCTCCAAGTTAATATTGACGACGAACAGGTAAACAATGTTATTGACGATACCATTCAGTTCTTCCAAGAGAACTGTTACAATGGTATGGAGCGTGCATATCTATTCCATGAAATCACTGCTGACGATAAGACAAGGTTTGCTGCTAGTGTAACAACAACTAGTGGTACAACCGACTGGAAAGAGACAACTAATTATATTCCAGTTCCAGACCACGTAGTCGGTATCACTAGAGTATTTGGTCTAGTCAGTAATTCAATCCGTTCTAATCTATTTGGCGTTGAGTATCAATTGTTCCTGAATGATCTCTATGCATTCGGATCACTTGATATCCTCAACTACTTTATAAACAAGCAGTATCTAGAGACACTGGATATGGTCCTGAATAATGGATCATTCCAGCAGTTCAGATACACCATGCGTCGTGATCGTCTCTATATGGATCTTGATAAAGACTTCCTCAAAGAAGGATCTAACATCCTGATTGAGTGTCATCGTCTTATCGATCCTACAGATGCTACTGAGATGTACAATGATATGTTTGTCAAGAAGTATGCTACCGCACTCATGAAAAAGATGTGGGGTATGAACTTGATCAAATATAACAACGTCCAGTTACCTGGCGGTGTTACTCTCAACGGCAGAGAGATCTACACAGACGCACTAGCAGAAATTGAGAAAATCGAAAGCGAAGTTCTCAGCAAGTATGCAATCCCACCAATGGATATGATCGGATAAGATGCCTACCAGTCCCTACTTTCCAACTTACTACCAAGGTTACAGTGGCGAACAAGGTCTCATTCAGGATCTTGTGGATGAGCAAATCAAATTGTTTGGTTCAGACGTATACTATATCCCTAGGATAGTTCTACAAGACAGCACTCTGGAAGAAGTTAGATACTCGAAGTATCAGGAACAATTCCAGATTGAAATGCTGTTGCAGAACGTCACGGGTTTTGGTGACAACTCAGAGTTCATCTCCAAGTTCGGTCTAAGGATTACAGACGAAATTATCTTCCGTGTTTCTAGTAGAAGATGGGATGAAGCTGTAGCACAGTATAATCCCACCCTGACATTGGATAGTAGACCCAATGAAGGAGATCTTCTATACTTCCCACTTACAACAGATATTTACGAGATCAAATTTGTCGGTAAGGAAGAACCATTCTTCCAGTTTGGCAAGATCCAATTCTATGCCATTACCGCTGAAATCTATGAATTCGGTCAGGACGACTTTGATACTGGTGTTGCAGAGATCGATGCAGTGGAACAACTATTCGACAATGCCATCAAACTCTTTATGGATCCTGGTGGAACAGGAGACTTTACTGTAGGTGAGGAGATTGTTGGTGACGAGTTCCTAGCAAAAGCAACATCTACTATTACAGGAGATGCTGTTACCAGCATAACTATTACTGACGGTGGATCGCACTACAAGCAAGCAACACCACCATCGGTAACTATTTCTGGAGGAGGTGGTACAGGTGCAACAGCAACTGCAACAGTTAGTTCGACTGGTATTGTTAATGGCATCACTATTACTAGTGGGGGCACTGGGTATACAACTGCTCCTACTGTTACTATTGACTACTCACCTAAAGATAACAGAGCAGAAGTCAAGTCCTGGGATAGCACAACCAGATCTCTCCAAGTCATCAACAGAACAGGAACCTTCACTACTGCTGAAGTAATTACTGGTCTAACTTCTGGTGCTAAGTGGTCTCCAGAGACATTTGACACTCTAAATAATGTGAACAGCAACTACGATCAGAATAGACAGATCGAAGATGATGCTGATAACATTGTGGATTGGTCTGAGACTAATCCATTTGGTGAGTTTGGTAATTTTACAGGTAGCATCTAATGTTAGGATCACATTTTTACAATCAGATTGTTCGTAAGAACATTGTTGCTTTTGGTACGATGTTTAATAACATCACACTAAAGAGCACAGATCCTAGTGATGGTACTGTTTTAGAGGAGCAGAAAGTTCCCCTAGCATATGGTCCTAAACAGAAATTCCTTGTTCGTCTAGAAGAAAACAACACGAACAGGAAAGTAGCAATTACTCTACCACGTCTCTATTTTGAGATGACGAGCATTGATTACGATCCTACCCGTAAGACATCACCAATTCAAAAATACAGAACTATCATTGATGGTAATGGTGATGAAGTCAGAGTTCAATATGTTCCTGTTCCTTATAATTTAAGTTTCCAATTGGGAGTTATTGCAAAGTCTCAGGATGATGCACTACAAATTACAGAGCAAATTTTACCATACTTCCAACCATCTTTCAGCATCACTCTCAACATGATCCCAGACATGAATGAGAAGAGAGATGTTGCTATTGTATTGAATGGTATTAGTTATGAAGACGAGTGGGATGATAGTTTTTACGAACGTAGATATATTGTCTATACTCTCAACTTCACAATGAAAACATATCTCTACGGTCCATACAACACCTCAGATGTTATTAAGAAAGCAATCATTCATGAGACGCTTGGAGATACATCTGTCAACCGTAGAGCGATTACAAGAACATACACACCAAAAGCAGTTACAGATATCAACTCAGATGGTGTCATTGATGTCAATGATGATGCCCTGGTTGATGCTGGAGATGACTTTGGATTTAATGAAGGAATTGAATTCTTATGAGCCTAGAAGAGAACATGGAGGAGATCCTCAATATCAGTGCTGAACCTGTGGTAGATAAACCACCAGTAAAGGTTGAGAAAACTGATGACGATCGCCAGAAAGACTATGAATATACCAGGGGTGAGTTATACACCCTCATAGATCAGGGTCAGGAGGCGGTCAGAGGTGCCTTAGAGGTCGCTCAGGAGAGTGGACACCCTAGAGCATATGAAGTCGC